TGCCGAACCAGATCCTTGGGCGCTCCACGGCCACCACGTCGGTTTATACGTGGAACTACAACGACACGACGATCAACAACGGCACCAACAACATCGTGACCAACGCTTGGTCAACGACGTATTTTGGCGCGGCACCGGCTGCCAACGCATCGGGTGGAATGTGGGCGCCGTCTTACGGTATCCAACCTGATCCAGCGCGAAATGCTCGCCATTCGTTTATGTATTTCTTTAGGGGCGCGGCGCAGAACCTCGACGTGCTAGACATCGCTGGCGCAATCGCTGGAACTTGGACCGGCACCGTAACTTATGACGGCGCACTAACGCTTACGGTCGGAACGTCTGGCACCTATGCACCGTTCGAAAACGAGGGCCGGATGTTCTACCTCAACATCTATGTGGCATCGGCGGCGAACCAGATTTACCGCTTCGACGTTAAGAATCGGGTGCTGTCGCCGTTTACCGCGACCGACAACATTCAGGCAGGCACCGGCACGTTGGGTCAGCGCATGGCGGCTTACGCTGCCCTTGACGGCACAGACACTTATGACGTGGTGCTGCTTATGTCTCACCTATCGACAACTTCTCAAGAGCTGGTGGTGCTGGTCTAATGTCTATCGCAGAACTCATAGACCTAATCGCGTCAGCCCTAGCGGCGCAGAATAGCGCGATGACCGACGCGGTTAAGAAGGGGGATCTCGCTGAGATAACCCGACTTGCGCCGATTATTGCGGAAACCGAGCAGACGTTGGCAGGGCTTAAAACGCTTCTATGACGCTAGTCCTCCTATTCTTTAACCTCAATCAGCCTGGCCCTGTCCCGCCAACGCCAGACGCAGGCGGCGGCGGCGGTGGTGGTGCGGCTGGGGCTAAAGGCTGGGCCGCAGAGCGAGCAAGGCTAGAGGCTAGCTTCACGCTACCCCAAAACGTCGAAGCCGCACGGGCGGTCCTAGCCGACTCAGATCGACCGGCGGTCAAACGCGCCGCTAAGAAAATCTACGATTACAGCCAAGACCTGATCGCGATCAGCGCGCTGGAACGCGAGCTGGACAGGCTCGATCGAGAGATAACGACACGTCAAAACCTAAGCGCCGATATCCAAGCGGCGGCTGCGACCATGCGCGGGTATCTACAGGATGAGCAGGACGCCTTAGATTTGCTGATGCTGATCACGGAGCAAGACGCAGCCGAACTGTTGGCGGCAATCGGGATTTTGACGTAACGCAGAGATTGTCGTATGGTACGGCATGGCTTCCATCCAGCCTTATCGGATGAGTGGGTTATTTTATGAGCGAAGTGGCAGAGGTAGTCGAAGAGATCATCGAAGTCGAAACCGAATCTAACGAACCTGAGGCTGAGACCAATACCGGCGAACAGGAACCTGAAACGGACGACGAATCCGAAGATATCGTAGTTACCATTGGCGAGGAACCGCCCCCCGCCGACGAGAATACCGCAGCGCCGGAGTGGGTCCGCGAACTGCGTAAAAATCACCGAGACCTTCAGAAGAAGAATCGGGAACTTGAAGAGAAGCTGAAGTCCACCGTCGAGCCGGTTAAGACCGTCGATCTAGGCCGCAAGCCAACGCTTGAAGATTCCGATTACGACGCTGACGATTGGGAGCAAAAGCTATCTGGTTGGTACGAGCGGAAACGCCAGGTCGACGAGCAAGCAGCCAAGGCAGAAGCTGATCAACGCGAACAGCAGAAGGCATGGCAAGCCCGGTTAGACAATTACGGTAAGGCCAAGACCGAACTAAAGGTCAAGGATTTCGAAGACGCGGAAGACGTGTCCAAGGAAAAACTTAGCGTAACCCAACAGGGCATCATTTTGCAGGGTGCGGAAAATCCCGCGCTTGTGATTTATGCGCTGGGCAAAAACCCAAAGAAAGCGGCGGAACTCGGCTCGATCACAGACCCTGTTAAGTTTTCTTTCGCGGTCGCAAAACTGGAGACGCAGTTGAAAGTCAGTAACCGCAAATCGCCCCCACCACCTGAAGGCACTGTTCGCGGAACAGGCGCAGTCTCAGGCGCGGTGGGTAATCAATTGGAACGCTTACGCGCAGAGGCTGAAAAGACCGGAGACCTTTCGAAGGTAATGGCATTCAAGCGTCAACAGCGCGAAGCACAAAAATAGGAACTGAGAAATGGCTAACGCATTTTCCAAGGAAGAACGGGTTGCTTTTGAGGAGATCCTCGAAGGCTTCAACGACGCTCTGGTTCTGAGCAAGAACGTTGCAGTTTACAACACCGATTCGACCATGATGGAGCGGACCGGCAACGTCATTTGGCGTCCACAACCCTATATCGCCCAGTCCTTCACTGGCACCGATATGACGTCGAACTTTAAGGACTTCACGCAGCTTGCCGTTCCCGCAACTCTGGGCTTCAGCAAGTCGGTTCCGTTCATTCTGACCGCGACCGAACTGCGCGACGCTCTGCAAGAGAAGCGCCTGGGCGATGCTGCCAAGCAAAAGCTCGCGTCTGATATCAACGTCGCTTTGATGAGCACCGCGTCTCTGCAAGGCACCTTGGTTGTCAAGCGCACCGCCGCAGCCTCTGGCTTTGACGATGTGGCTCAAGCCGAAGCCCTGATGAACGAAGGCGGCGTCCCCGCTTATGATCGTTACCTCGCGCTGTCTACTCGCGACTATAACGGCATGGCTTCGAACCTGCAGGTCGCCTCGCGTTCGTTCGGTAATCCGAAGTCCAATAACGCCTACGAAAAGGCTTTCGTTGGTGAAGTCGCATCGTTCGGCACCTATAAGCTGGACTACGCTAACCGCATCGGTGCGGCTGGTGGTGGCGTGATTACGATCAGCACCGCTGACGTTGCCGTCAACTACTACATCCCCAAGGCCACCTCGACCGCAGGCACTGGCGAAACCGCCAACGTCGATAACCGCTATCAGACTGTCACCGTCTCGGCGACCGCTGGTGTGGTTGCTGGCGACTGCTTCACGATCGGTAACGTGTTCAACGTCCATGCGATCACCAAGCAGAACACCGGCCAACTGAAGACGTTCCGCGTTATCTCGGTTCCGTCTGGCACGACCTTGGTGATTTCGCCCCCGCTGATCACCAACCAAGTCGCCAACGACGCTTCGGCTGAGTACCAGAACTGCACCGTGACCACCAAGTCCGCCACGGCTGCAATCAGCTGGCTCAACACCGTCGCTGGTTACGCCGTAGCGTTTGGCGTTTCTAACCCTTCAAGATAAAACGGCCCGTTTCCATTATAAAAATTGATCATTGAAGCGCCGCCGCCAGAAGATCCGGCATATTCCGCGCCTTGTGCCGCACAGTATATGCCGTATCCGCCGGACATTGTGCCTTGCACTTGGTTAATAAACTCGAAGTAATTTGTATCTTGATTCCGTAGCCAGAGAGCCTTTCCGGAACCTGAATAATATTGCTTTAAATTAAAGGTATTTAATGAGACGTCTGCGTTAACCGACCCGCTCAAAACTAAGCTGTGGATGCTTTGAGAGCCAAAAAAACTATCTGTTGTTATGTTAAAATTACCGTTTTGAATGTCGCACGGCCCAGCCAAATCGGAATTACTGACTCCGCATTTAAAAAAGGCAATAGCGTCCCCCCAGCAACTGGCCAACGTTATATCCAGCGTGGAGGCTTGGATGCTATCTAATTCTAGCAATCTGACAACTGCGCCCGCCGCCCCATCCACCGTCATGTTTACAAAACCCCCACCCCAATTTGCATAGGTGGTGGGTCCGTAAGGGGTTCTGTGTTTTAAGACAGCGGTGCCGTTGAATGGGTTTGTGGGGTAAAGATAGGTTCCCGCACGAGAAAACACGCCGTTATTGGGGTCGGTTTCTTTTCCCGCGCCCTGAACCAAGACGCGAGAAAATTTATTGTCTAAGGTGCTGGAGACCCAAATTTTTCCGGGCGGCAAGATAAGAACGCCGCCGCCCCGATCTGAAATGGCCTGCATAAGATTATTAATGATTGTAGAGTTTGCAGCGGCAGCGTCAGAAGAGTTAATTATAAGACCATAATCCCTAGCTTCCACTTGCAGACGGTTGGAATATGTGGCTGCAAGAGTGCTATTGACGCCATTTGTGCCGTTAAGTGTAGCCGGGGTAAAACTTCCCAAAGGCTGAGACGACCACCCAGCTCCATCAGAAGTCAAAACATTGCCAGATGTTCCAGCGTCGATTAGCCCCGTATCGTCCAAGACGTATTTTTTAATCACCGACATAGACGCCTTGCGAGCGTCGCCGTTATCGGTCGAATAAACCGGCACCTGATCGGTATTTTGAACCGATGACGTGGCCGTGAGTTGTGAGATTGTGGGCATGTGAGAATCCTACTCGAAAACAATCTCGCCATCTTCGCCAGCCAATAGCGGCTCGCTCGGAGGCTGGAAAAACGGAAAGTCAATGTTCCAAGACTTCTGACCGGCACCAACCGGCAGCGTCGAGGGGAATTGCATTTCGGCAGGCATGGCGGCGCGAGACATTAGCGTGTTGTACGCCATCCGGCCCGCTGCGCTCGTTTGTAAGGAAATTGCCTTACCGTAGCTTGGCGACAGTCGAAGCGCCAGGTTCAAAATTATCGCCTCATTAGCGGAATCTGGAACGCCCGTAATCGTGTCCAGATCGGAATCGTCAGGGTTAGACGTAAGCGGATAACCGATACGAATCCCGATAGCGTTCCAAGCGGCAAGCATCGAATCCATGCGGCGCACTGCGCTCTGCATCTGCTCAGGAGATAGGTCAAAGACGTAATCGGCCAAACCGATTTCTTCGAACGCCGCTTCGACGAATTGCCTCTTGGAATAGCTCATTTCTTGGCCTTAGCCTTGGCCCGCTTGGCGACACTGAGCGCGATGGCGACAGCTTGCTTTTGGGGCTTGTCTCGTGACATTTCGCGCTTGATATTGGCGCTGATCGTCTTAGCAGAATAACCCTTTTTCAAAGGCATATCAAACACCCTTCACAAATGATTGGGGAGAGCCGAAGCCCTCCCCTCACATATTAGGTCTGCGAGAACAGCATGATCCCGGACATTTCGGGCTGCTTGTTCACAACACCGAACAAGGTATCGAGACGATACTTGGTCTTCATGGTGTTGATGTCATATTGCTTCTGCATGACCAGTTCAATACCTTGATCGGTCGAAGCGCGCATCACAGCAGCGCCAGCATCGCCAGGAACAGCATAGCGACCTGGGAGAATCTCAAGGCTATCACGCTGCCAGAACGGATTCACATAGGCTGAGACAGTGTTCAAGAACACGATTGCAGCATTAGAAGCCGTGGAGTTTGCAACGCAATTTTGATACTGAACTTCAGCATCGGTGCCACCTTGAGCGGTAATCAACGGGGGGCTGACAACCATGGTGGTGGCGCTTTGCACAGAGATAACGCGGAAGGTCTTTAGCTGGCCAGTATCGCCCTTGGTGATGTGGTGCACAGCGTTGATATTAGCAATCGTGAACGCATCGCCAGCAGCCACGTTGGTGGTGCTAGAAATGGTGATCGTCTGGAAACGATTGTCAACGTTTGCGGTTTCGCCAGTTGCGGCAACCGAGGTGGCCTTGGGAACGTAGTAGTTACCAGCAGATGCACGGGTGTCGACGGTCAAACCAGCACCGCCAGCAGCAGCAACCTTGCGATTTGCGTAATCAAATTTGTAGGTAGAGAAGGAGGCCATCTCACCAACAAACGCTTTGCGCAGAGCCTTATCGCTGATTTCGTTGCCGAAAGAGCGTGAAGCCTTAGAAAGATCGTTAGCCATGCCGTTGTAATCACGGGTTGACAAGGCCAAGAAACGATCATAAGAAGGAACGCCTTGTTCGTTCATGATGGCTTCACACTGGGCGACATCATCAAAACCGGATGCAGCCGAGGTGCG